ACACTTATTAAAAAAAATAATATTGTTAATAACCACCACATATTTATCTCCTAATTAGCAAACAACTCATCAAAACTTTTTTTAAGATTGTCAACTTTTTCTTTTTCATCTTTTGTTTTTGGAACTTTTGTATTGATTGGTTCACTTGATTCCATACCTCTATTCCATTGGTCGGATTCAATATGAGTCGCCATCATATCAGCTTGATGTAATATGTAAGCCATATTGGTTCTTAATCCAAAGTCTGGATTGTAAGACATCAAGTATGCTTTGTTAGCTTCATCATATAAACCATCAGTTAATTTTATCCCAATGTATTCTTTGTCCGTAACCTTAACACCATAATGTTGAAGTAACCATAATCCTCTATCAGGCACTTTCATATATTGAAGTGCTGGATTGTGAGTGTAAATCTCATCACGATTTTTTCTATGCCAGTCTGATGTTTGTGGAATGTAATAGTCGTGTTCCAAATCACCAACCTTACCTAAGTCGTGATGTAAAGCAGCAAAGACTAACTCCTCATCCGTGAAGTTAATCTCTGCTCCGTTCTTCTCCCATAATTGTTTTATCTCAAGTGAGTGACTTACCACATGAAGAATATGTTCAACATATCCACCCGGCATTGCGTTGTGATAATGTCCTTTAGCACTCGCTGGTGCGAACATCATTCTGTCTTGGAAGTCATTATAGAACTTTAAAAGATTGTCTCTTCTATCATCACCAATATGTGAATTGATAACATCTATTAATGTATTCCAATTTTGTTGTATTTGTTCTGCTGATAATTTTTTCATTATTCTCCTATCCATTCATAACCATATTTGGTAAATTTAATTTCTTTATATTTTCTCAAAGCATTTCTGTAAGGACTGAATTTAATTCTCACTCCCCAACCAAGATAATCTAATATATTTTTCTTAGTTACAAAACCTTTATCTTTAATAAATTGTTTTATTTTCAAAACACTTTCTGTTTCTTTTACTGAATCTAATTTAAAAACATCTTTCCAACCACCAAACCAATTAGATATTCTTTCTTCCCAAATCATATTTTCTGCTAAATCGCTTGTATCAT